TATAACATAATATATGCACAATAGCTTTTTCATCTGGGTTAAGACGGAGTAATCTACCAATTCTCTGACTAGCTTTTCTTTCATTACCATATGCATGCATGATGATACCTTGTCTTAGATTTGGTATATTGACACCTTCATTTAGTTGTAAAACACAAGACAAGTGGTTAATTTTACCATCTTTAAATAACTGTAAGTTATCTTCAGAGTTAATATTACCACTATGATAACTAAATCTACATAATCTATCAGCCTGCTCCTGAGTATTTGCAAAGACAATACACTTGCTACTAATGCTTTCCATTAGTTTCTTGGTATATTTTTCTTTACTTGGATACTCCATCAATGCCTTCATTCTCATGACTCTAAGCATTTGAATAGGACCAGCACCAATATCTATTCTATTACCCCAGTATCTGTAGTTGTCATATTCTGAAGTAATAAAAGATTTAGTCTTCATTTGTACTTGATAGTTCTTACACTTATTTAGTTCAAGCTCATGTACAACAATCTGGTAATCATTTAGAATACCATTGTCAATTGCATCATCAGCCTTAAAAGTATAGACTACAGGACAGAATTGTCCTACCATTATACCTTTTTCAGAACTTCTGTGCTTTGGTGGTGTACCAGTTAAACCCAGGATACCACCTTTAAAATTCTCCAAGAAATCTCTGTGACTATCTAGTAGTGAGTGAACCTCATCAAGATATACTAGATCATAGTCTGCAGGATTTCTTTTATTCAGACCTACATAAGTAGAGAATGTAACTCTCTTTAGTAAATCTTCTTTTCCAAATTTTATTGCATCATCAGACCAAGACTGAAAGATAGATCTTTTGGGAGCTACAATAAGAATATTCATCATATCATTACTGTTTCTCTCAATGTGTGTAAGACCCACAAGAGTTTTACCTACACCAGTACCAAGTACTACAGTGCATCTCTTCTTTCCTTCTGTTGCCTTTAATGCTTCTTCTTGTATTTCAGGTCTAGTTAATTTGTTTCCTTCCATATGTAATTTTTATAAATGTATTTCTGTTGCACAATGCACTTTCTTACAGCATTTGAAAAAACCTTTCTCTCTACACTAAAATGTACTGCAGCTTCAGCTAAAGAATTAAATTTCAATATTACACCGCTCATAGTACACGTAGCAGAAAAAGATTTTTTCTGACTACATTTAGTTTCAATGTGTTTTAGAATTTTTCCATTTTTTACTCTCCAGTAGTAACCAGATGCCATATAGCCTTTGTGTAAGGCACTTCTAATAGCTTTTTCACTAATTTTTAATAACTCTGAAGCTTCGCGTGCATTAGAAAATTCAGATATAAAGTCTCCATTGGAAGAATACTGCAAAATACTAATTGATCTAGAATTACTAGAGCCTTTTTTTCCATACATAGGATTATTTACACCTTTACGTAAATCTGATAATTTTTGTCTTGTAGAGTTAGTAACAAGTCTACCTAAAGGTGATCCAGCAGTAGGACAGATATTATAAGCTTTTTTTGCAAACTTTATTGTATCTTTTGCAAATAACCAAGTATCAAGATAGAATTGTTCTCTCTCTAATAATTTTTCTTTATCACATATTTCAAGAATTCTAAAAGTAAAAACAGACACTCCATATTTATTATAAGCACTTTGTAAATGTTTATTAGAGTGTCTGTTTTTACTTAAGGACTTTAAGTGTGAATAAGAAGATGATCCAAAAATTCTATTATAAATGTTAATAGCACTTCCTATATAAGATTTTTTACTTTTAGTATTATATATAAGGTATATACCACTTACACTATAATCATGACTTACACTATTTTTCATATAGTAAATATAATAAAAATTCTTGAATCTCTTCTCTTGTCATAATATCTTTTTTTCAATCAGCCATTCTCTTACTTTAGACCAATCTACATGATCATTTATAAGAGGACAACCTAAAGCTGCATCATCAATATATACTTGAGCATATGCTTTAGGTGAATCAGTCCATTTTGATTGTGTAGGATTAGTTTGTATACCAAATAATGGTATTTCATTATCATGAAACCATCTTATTGCATCAAGTAACTCTTCACCACCTCTCATAGTAAAAAGTATAAGATCATGACCTTTACTTATTAACTCTTTTAATACAGGAATAGCACCAATATCTTCTCCAACAGCTGGATATCTATGTGTTACACAAGTTCCATCAAAATCAACTGCTATATACATTTTTTTATTTTAAATAATTTAATACTCTTGCTTCTTTAGGATTAGCATGGACCCAATCATGACAGTTTCTACATACAGCTAACCATGTTGACTGTACCAAATAGAATGCATCTCTGTTGGAACCGGCATAAGTATGATGAACATCAGTTGCACCATTACCACAGCCGGCCACAGAGACTTGACATATTGGATTCTGAGTAAGAAACCTTTCCCTTAATTTAAGGTACTCAGCATCCTTCTGCTTCCGTTTGGAAGAGACCTGAGGGATAACAGGTCGTTTGGTTGGTTTCTGTGAAATCTCTTTACTATTGTGGCAACTCCAGCAAAGCTTACAGTATCTGAATCCCTCATGGTTCTTCCATATTTGTGATGGCTTACCACAACCATCACATTCTTTCAGTTTTAACTTCATATTTTAATCTAGGTAAAGTAACTGGGGCATCTTTTAAATCCAAAAAGTTTTTTGGAAGAATACCCTCAGCAATAAAGATAGCAATAATATCTTGCTTCTCAATACCTAAATCTTTAAAAGTTAAAGTGTTTTTAAATCTCTCATCTGTCTCAGTATCAGCCAATAAGAACTGTGTAATTGGGCTGTTTGGAAACAATTTCTCAAAGATTAAGTTAGAATATTTAATAGTAACCTGCTGCTTAAACTTATTAAGTGTAACCTGAGCACGTTTGTAAACATTAATTATTCTCTGTTTCTTCTTACTACACATAGTAGCAAGTTCTTTCTCTGTAAGTGCATCTAGACCATAGAGTGCTCTCTTATAGAGATAGTTCTGATAAGCAGAATACCCATCAGATTCATACTGTACATAAGTCTTACCTGCATACAGTTGGTAATTTCTTACCTGTTTCTTTAGCTTTTCCATAATATACATTGGTTTAATCATACAAAAGAAAAGGGGCCATTTCTGACCCCTGATCCATCAATCAACAGCTTTTGTTAGATGTTAAAATCTTCTGAAGCTCTTTGTAAAGTTTCAGTGTTTGCTTTCATAGCACCATTAAATGCAGACTTGATCTCATCTTTGTTATCATGTTGTACAAAAATATCTTCTACATTGCTTTTTGTAGAATAGTATGTCTTTCTGTAAATAGGAAGACCCTCTAATCTACATACAATACCTGTATCACCTGCAATCTTAAGATCACGGTCAGGATTTTTAACATTGAATGGTACTAATGATTCTTTAATAAGAATCTTACCTGGTAGTTCTTGACCACCATAAAAATTCATTGCCTTCATATCATCAATAGGACCAGGCAAAACAGCAGTAATTGGTTTTCTACGTAAGAAACCAGAATCATCTACTACTGTACGTACTTGTTGTACAAGAACCCATGCATAATCTGGGTTGTTTTCTGAGATATTCAATACTGAATCATCTTCATTCTTTAATACTTTAACTTTTGAATCCATTCTTTATTAAGTTATTAATTAAACATATGGGCACAAGAATACTCATCACTGGTTGCCCACACCAATGACAAGTTATTTTATTCTAATAAATACTAAGTAAGTGAGATGTCTATAATCTCATCAAAAGGATCATCATCAGATGGTATATCTCCTATTTCTTCATCATCTAATGAGACAAAGTCAAAGTCATACTCTTTCTGATTATTTTTTTCTACGGCAGAACCTGTAAAAGGATCAAGTATATATTCACCGTAATCTATAGACATGAGATACTGTATATCTAGATCTGTAAGCTCAAGATATTCATCTATTGATAAATAGACTACTTTCCCGTTTTGCAACTGATAATACATGTATTTAGTAAAAATACGTTATTAAATACATAGTAGCTGCTCTAACTATTGACATTTTTTGCCTTATATAGCTAAACAAGAATAAAGGGGGCCTAAGCCCCCTGATATTCTTTGGTCAGGAAAAGCATATCAACAGATATACTATCTTAAAACTCTTCAATAACTTCTATAATGTCTCTATAACTAATAAACCCAGACTCTTCATACTTATTACTATTCTCATCTACATTAATAAACTTGATATAATAATTAGTACTATCAAGATAACCCCTGAATTCTTTGATTACTGCTGTGCAGTTACCATCTTCATCAAGAAGACCATGTTCTTTCATTAAGTCATGTCTTACTCTGTATGTAAGACCCAATGGTGATACTTTGATCATAGTACCCTCAGGCAATACTACAGGAGCAACATCTCCAAGATAAGTCTTAAAGAATATACTTGATGCAGTATCAGAATAACCAATGCAATTTGATATAAATTTAGCTATCTCATCCCCATTGGTATGACTTATAATACCTTTTAGGGCATTGTATAGGTCTGTTTCATCTAGTTCTAATCTAATCTTAGTCATTTCTCCTCCTATAATCTCTAATCTTGTTTAATCCAGAGGACTCTTGCGATGATCGTCGTGATGAAGGTCGGCACCCCCGAATTAGAAATAAACCGCGTCAGCGCCGAATTTGCGGAACGGAACCTGACCCCGGAAAAAATTGTCGGCAAACATAAAGTCGTCATCGGCTTGGTGGGGGAAACCGCGGGTCTTGACCCCCTGCAAATTCAAGAGGTTAGCCCCTGGATCGAAGACGTCCTGCGGGTGGAGCAACCCTTCAAGCGGGCCAGTCTGGAATTCCGCCACGGCGACTACAGCGAAGTTATCGTCCCCACCCCCAACGGGCCCGTTCCCTTCGGCAAAAATCATCCCGTGGTGACGGTGGCGGGGCCCTGCT